GGCGTCCATCAGTCGCCTATGATGCTTTTAAGGAAGTCCTCGTCCTTTTTGCTCTGATTGGCTTTGTCAGCCATCTGCATCTCGACGATCTTGCCTTTGTTCTTGATGTCCTCTTCCTTGAGCATCAGTTCAGCGATCTTGACCCGCTTGTCGAACTCAGCCGACTCGTTGCCTGTCGGCAGGTTCTTCGTCGTTGCCGAGATCACCTTGGCCTGCACTTCTTGCGGCATAAGCTGCGCCTCGGTCAGCAGCTTTTGAGCCTCTGCCCGATTCTGCTCGGCCTGTGTGGTTTGTACCGCGATCTGCGCCTGAGCCGCTTGCAGTGCCAACTGTTGCTGCACTTCCTGCATCTGCTGGGCCTGTGGGTCGGGCTGGCTCATCTGATCGAGCGCTGCCATCAGCTCGTAGCGGTTGCTCAGGCTGGAGTTGCCCAAGATGCCCTTCAAGATCAGCGGCAGCACTGGAGTGTTTGGTCCCAGAGTCTGCAAGAGACCAATGAATTGCTGCTGCTCGTACTCGCGGGCGATGATGCCCAGAGTGGCCGTCGGCACAAACTTCATATCCACGCTCGGGTAGCGCTCGGGGTCGAACTGCATGTACCGAAACGCCGCCTTTTGGATGAACGGGATCAGGAAGTCTTCTTGGAAGTTGACCAGCGTGCGCTTGTACTTCTTGATGATCGTGGCCACAGCCATGCTCATCCCAGCACCGTCGCGGCTGACTTGGCTGACCATGCCTTGGCTGTCCAGCGTGCCAGTGGCTTGCAAGAGCATACGCTCGAACTCTTTGGCCGTGTTCAGGTTGTTCAGACTCGTCTCGCCGAACTTGAACGGGTACAAAATCTCAGCCGGATTGCCGTTGACCATGAACGCTTTGCCTGGCTTGACCTCGAAGCGAGCGCCGCGTGGCAGCCGGGTGGCGTCCATGCCCATCATAGGTGAAGTTGTCAGCGCCAGTGAGTCCAAATGGCTCCTGACCTGAGCGTCAATCGCCTTTTGCATGTTGTAAGACTTCTCCACCGTACCGCGACCGAGCAGGCGGTTGGGCACAGTGTCGTCTTGGTATGAAATGACCGGGCGGTCCTTCATCATGTACGGGTTTTCTTCTGCTTTGAGCAGCAGACCGCCGTTGGCGATGACGACAATCGCCTCCACCATGTCCGAATAGTCCTCGGCAGCCGAGTCGTCAGGGAACAAGTCCTCAACCTCAGTGTCTTTTTCGGTCAGATACTCGCGTGGCACCAGGCCGTAGTACTTCAACAGCAGCACTTTTTCGTCGCGGTACTGACTCAGCTCCTGCGTCGGCTCCAGATCGGTGTCCTCAGCGGCTGGCTGGATGTTCACCTTGCGGTAGATACCCTTTTCGATGCCTTCGACGATCTTGTGGATGCCCACATATGACTCAATCGCCACGCCCATGCAGTCATCCACTGACGTGCCGTTGGGGTCGAACAAGAAATTCTTGGGGTTGATGGGGTTGATCTTGACCGCGATGCGGCTTTTTTCGACCACACCGATGGCCGCTTGGCCGGGCTGCCCTGGGATCGCCTGAGTCGCTGGCTCGAAGATTTTTTCCGTCTTGACGATGATCTCGCCGATGCCAGTGCCGTAGATTTCGGCCATCAACTCGATCTGATCGATGGATTTTCTGATCTTGTCCTGCTTGAAGTCCTCCATGAGCTGCGCTTTGAGCTGCTCAACGTCGATCGGGTTCTGGTTTACGTCCCGCAGGTCGTCTTCAATGTCGAAAAAGTCGCCTTGCCCGAAAATGGCTTCCATGATCTCAGCGTGCCGAGTCTCTACAGCCTGCTGAGTCGATGGTGTGACGATCCTTGAGCGCTCGGAATCTCTCGTTTTGTCTTCTGCTGCCCACTCACCCCTAAAGATGCGCTCATACTCAAGATAATCATCAAGATAGTTGGTGTCGCGCCAATCTCTCCAACGCTGGCAATGATCAACGACGAACGCCGTCAGTTCCTTGTCGTTTTCTGTCGGCTGATCGAACTCATTTTGATCCATTTTTGACCCCTATGTCGGTGGCTATACCCCCGATATTACATCCATCGGCTGCCAGTCCTCGTCATCAGCGTCTTCAAAGTAGCTGGTGACAGCCAACTGGTCGATGTAGGACAGCGCATCCGGCAAATCGTCGTGAACGCCTTGCGATGGGAACAAAAGAAGTTGGTCCACGAATGTGTCCCAGTCCTCTTCGCTGTTCAGGACGATTCTACCGTGCTCGAACCGCCCCTGCAATGACCAAATCACCCGGTCTGTTTTCTTCCGGTTGCCGTGTGTCAGGTCCACGATGTGGCTGTAGACGTTGTTTTTTCTCATCAGGTCGGACAGATACGGCAGAACCGCGTTTTTCAGCGCGCCTCTTTCAATGCCAATGGACAGCGGCCGATAGTCCCGCATCTTCATCAGTATCTTGGCAGCCGTCTCACGGATGTCCCAACGTCCGTGCTCGATCTCTTTCACGAACCACTTGCCGTCGTCCGTCACCTTGACCACCGCGATGGCTGACTCATCCAGCCTTTTCTTGCTGTTGGCCGCCTGCTTGGCCACTTCTTCAAACCCAGCCAAGTCCACGGCCACGAAGTAGCTGCCATACTGAGGCTCTTCGCCGTACTTGATCCACTCTTCTTTGAAAACATCCGCGCCAGCGTTGCTGAAAGATGCAAGGTATTCCTGTTTGAACGCGAAGGTGCTCAGGGTCTTTTTGGCGCTTTCGATCTCGGTGGGGTCGATCAGCGGGTTGTCTTGCGTCGTGAAGTGCCAGCTCTTCCAGTCGCTGTCCTGGTCGTCTTGCCCCAACTTCCACAGGTCGTGAAACCAGTTGCGCCCTTTTGGCGTGCCGATGAACATCCCTCGGCCCTTGCGGTCCGACAAGGACGCCCGAATGACCTGCTCCCAAGCCTCTGGCTTGATGTCGGCCACCTCGTCCAGAACTGCGTAGGTTAAGGAAACGCCGCGCAGCGTGTCCGGCCTGTCCGCGCCCCTGACGTATATCCGCGCTCCGTTGACCATCGTGATGTCCAAGTTGTTCACGTGGCTTGACTGGATCACCTCCCGTCCGAGGTCCAGCAGCAGGTCCCATATGATTTGCCTCGACTGCCCCATTGTTGGGCTGACGTACAGCACAGCACTGCCCGGCGGGCACTTGAGCGCTTCGATGATCAGCGTCGTCGCGGCCAGTCTGCTCTTCCCACAGCGCCGCCCGGCAGCGATCACTTTGAATCTATGGTCGTCGGCGTAGACTTGCTGCTGCCACGGCAGGAGGGAGAAGTTGAGGTCAGACATCACTTATGTCCTCAGCCGGGATGACCGTTGGCGTCTCGCCCAGACCTGTGATGTTGATCGTGATGGCGCTGCGCTGACTCTTGTCCTTCTCGAACATGCTCACTGGCAGCGTCCGGTCCATGCACATCTTCAGCGCCGCCATCTGACCTGGGTGGTCATCGTTGAGCGCAATCTGGATGACCTTCTCCGCGACGTCCTTGCCGCCAGACCGGATCATCAGCTCTTTCAGTTCCTTGATGCGTTGGTGATCCGTCTTTGGTAGCACCGCAGGCGGGTTCTCTGCGTACCTCTGGATCGTCATCTTGAGCGGTCGCCCGCGTTTCTTAGGTTCCACTTTGCCCTTTCGGAGTTAGTCGCGCGATTGTAGGTCAAATAGTCGTTTTTTCGCCAGCGGAAAGTCGTGTGGCCGTTTTGGCCGTTTTGCTTTTTCAGAGGGATGGGGGCACCTGTAACTTTTTGTCTAACAGCCAGACCCCTCCCCCCCATAGCAAAAGCCAACTGGCCACGCGAGCCGATAGCAAAAGGCTATCAAACTGCAAACTGCTTGAGGTTTAAAGTATTGAGGCTTGAAGCAAAAAAGCGAGGGAGGCGGATGGCCCTTTATCCGCATACCTGGCGCCATTAGCTGTTATGCATTTTCTGTATAACTGTTATCAGAAAACAGCCACTCTTCCAAGTCGTCGCCGGGGCGAAACCCCGCATTGTGCAAGACTGTATAAATTGACAGCAATTCTTTAAACCCGCGTGTCAAGTCACCTTGACCGGCTGTCAACAAAACAGCGCGATCTTGATCTGTCAATTTGCGCTGGAATTCAACGGTATCTAATTTGCAGGGTCTAACCATGGCCGGATTCTAATGTAGTCAGGCGGTAGTCAACCGATAGCATGCCCAAAACTACGCGAAACCCGCATGGATAAAGGCTTTGCGGGAATGTTAGTCATGTAGTCATTTTTTTTTGCGGGTCTTATGCTGCATGGCGACGTCGCAGGCGTGGGGATGTGCTTGGCCCGTTTCGCCATACATATATATTTATTTTCTAACATCTAACAAAACAATGACTACATGACTAACATCTCTTGAAACCCGCATGGATAGGGGCTTTGCCGTTAGTCACGCCCATGACTACATCGCGCCGACAAATGACTACAAACCCGCATTCCCATTGGCCGCGCACGTGGACACCGGCCGCGCTTTCACGCCGTCCACAATCGATCCACCACGTCCACAAACGCAAAAAGCTGTCACATATGTGACTGACTTGCATGTAAAAGATTCGCTTACAATATCGGCACCAACAACCAACCAACTGAAAGGCACTACTGTATGAATCGCAGCATCTACCAACAAACGCGCCGCAGCATCCGCGATAACGGCATCCGTTACACGTTGCAACACGCTATCGACACCGACAACACCGACGCCATTTTCGTTTGTGATGACATCGCAAACGTCATGCGCGAAACCGATTGGTTAGCCATGCGCGCCATGTTCGCGCGGACTGGCGAAAAGCCCGCCGTCGCATTCAAATTGACAACCAACGTGAAAGGCAAACCATGAAGCAATTCCTTATTGATCTTTTCCACGCGGCATTGTTCGCGCTTTGCATCGGCGCACCATTCGCCATGTTCTTTTACTTTTATGGGGCTTGATATGACAAACAAATTTTTGGGCTTTATCGCATACGAAGGACCATCGGAAATCGATGGCGCGCCTATCGTTGTCATCGTTAACAAAATTGACGGGTCCGAAAACGCTAAGACCGGCGCGATTGTGCAGACCTTTATTATCCGGTCCGATATCGCGCCTACTGACGCGCTTAAGACGGGCGCCGATGAAAGCATATGCGGCGATTGTGTCCACCGGCCGCTATTGGCCGCGGAAAACGGCGAAGTCCCTTGTTACGTCAACGTCGGCCGGTCTGTTTTGTCTGTATTCAACGCATATAAACGCGGCCGGTACACAAAAGCGGATCCGGCCACAATCGCGCGCGCCTTGGCGGGCAAAATCGTTCGCCTTGGGACTTATGGGGACCCGTTTGCGGCGCCGGTCCGGATGTGGACCCAAATAACCCGCTACGCGGCCGGGCGCCGCGGGTATACGCACCAATGGCAAAACCCGCGTTTTGATGCGGCCGCTTGGGCTCCATTGGTGATGGCCAGCGCGGACAGCATCGATGAAGCCGCGCGCGCCAATTTGATGGGTATGCGCGTTTTCCGCGTATCTGTAGGCGTCGATCGTCAACCCGGCGAGACAATCTGCCCTGCTAGCGCGGAGGGCGGGCGCCGGTCCACATGCGCTAAATGCACATTGTGCGCCGGTACAAGCATACAAGCGCGCGACGTCGTCATCGCGGACCATGCGACCGGCCACCAAAAGCGCGTGATTAAGTTGAGGGTTGCAGCATGAACGAACAAAAAACTTTTCCCAAATTTGACACTCATGCGGCCGCGCGCTGTTTTCACTGCGACGCGGCCATTGGGCAAACTGAAAAACCATTGTTTTATGGTTTCCCGCGTGGTGCTTATGGCATGTGGTGCGAAGCCTGCAAATGGCGCACGTATTACGACACGGCCGATATGTCAATTAAATTTGACGCTAAAGGGGACCCGTTGACGCCCACATGCGCATGTGGGTGCACCACGCCGGTGGCCCAATGGGATAACAGCGATGGTTGGCCGCGCTGCCCTGACTGTCAATTTATTTAAAGGGGCAAATTATGATCAAATTTTCAATTGGCGATAACGTCGCATTTTCCCGCGCCGTGGTCCGGCGCCTAGGGTATGACAAATACACGGCCGACGCGCGCGGCCGCGTGGTGGAAATTGACGGCCGCGTCGTGGGCGTCGATTTTGGCCGGACATTTGTCCGCGCCGACGGCGCGACGGTCCGCTATGTACCGGCCGCAAACTTAACCAAAATTTTAGCCAATGGGGTGATTTATGACTGAATCACCGATACCGGGTTACAAGCATAACCCACGGCCGGACCGATACCCCACGCGGGAGAGCTGGCCACGGCCAGGGACCCACGGCCACCATAAGGGGCGGCCGGTCAAGCTCATGACGGTATATCACCAGTACCGCGCGCTATTCCAAACCGGACCCTATTCCACAATGGCCGCAAACCTACAGGATTTCATACCATGCGAGTAAAAGAATTTTACCAATGGCTGATTGAATTAGCCGATGCGCTAGATGGTGAGCCCATCGATCTGCCAAGCGCTGAGCATGCGTTTTTAACCGGGCGAACCGTCGCTCAATATTTGGAGAGTAGACATGTTGACAATTGAAGAACAGGAACGCTTAGCTTACGTTACGGGCGACGTCGCCAGCGCTAGGTTATTGGCCCGGCTTGACGATATGCACCACGCGCTCGGGCAGGGCGTCGCAGCGCTCGAAGCGGTCGCACATAACGGAATGACAGCCCGGCAGGCCGCTGGCGCGGCCGCTGAGGGTTTGGTTATGGTTAAGAGGGCCAGAGAATGATCTATGCTTGCCTGGCGTTAATTTTGCGCATACTAACTAAGAGGGCCCGCTAGGGGCCCTTTTTTATGGTGTCTCAGCCATACGTCTCAGTTCTGATTTTGCAGTGCCCACCATGTCAGGAGCGCAGAAAACGTGCTTTTTGGTGGTTAGGTCACGCGACATCAGGCGACCGCAGTCAACCCAGCCCGCTTCCTTGATCGCGTGCAGTAACGCGCCTTGCACCACTTTCACACCCTGGGGTGCAAGGCCCTGCAAGCGGTCGCAAAGGGCGTGAAAGGGCGAACCGATAACACCCCGAGAAAATTCACCCGTACGGCGGCGCAGCATATCCACAATGAACGCTTCGGCGGTGCTCATGCCATGCTCGATCATGATCTGCTTAGCCTCAGTTACTGGCGGCGGTGCGCTTGGGTTCCATGCGGACACGTCACGGGTGTGCAGGTAATGGGCGACCGCTTGGAACCCGTTTTGGTTCTTGTACCAATTCCACAGCGCCAGCGCCTCGCGCTCGGTTAGGCGGGCGGCTTCGCACCAAATCACAAACCAGCGCCGATCCTCTGAGGGTAACGATATGGCGACACGCTCGTTAGAAAATGCGATCACGAAAAGCCGATTGAGGGCATAGTAGGGATGCAAGCCCTTGCGGTTGATCGTCAGCAGCTCAGGGGGCGCTGCAATGATGGGCTTGAGGGTGTTCTCCAGCGCCCGGCGATCCTTGGCGTCAGCCTGGCGCAGCTCGGCGATTTCCATCACCTCACATTCAAGTGCGTAACCCCACTGCGAGGTCAGGTCTTCATTCTTGACCAATGAACAGTTGCGCTTGGCATCACCGCCAATCGCCCAAAAGAACGGCGCGAACATGGTGTCCTTGCCACACCCGTGCGTGCCGCCCATCAGAATAGCGTGGTTGATCTTATGGCCGGGGAACTGCACCTTATGCGCCAGCGCGTTCAAGAGGTGCTCGCGCTCGAACTTCTCGGGGATCAGTCGCTCAACATGGCGCAGCCACGGGGTAACGTCACCGGGCACTGGTTGAGGGCGGCTGTTGACCCAGCGGTTGCCGTAGGTTAAGCCGTCGCGGTTGACGATGGTCCCAGCGCCTGCGGAGTACGTCACGCTGACCAGCGACTGAGCGCCCTTGTCCTGACGCTGCTCATCAAACGAGTAAGACGCCTCGACCTTGCGGCCATTGTGGATGGACTTGCAGCCAATGTGGCGGAACATGGCATTGAACGTGCTGCGGCTGATCTCGCGCCTGTCTTGCAGGTCAAAGTAAGCGTCGTCGTCTTGCAGATACGCAAAGCGGTCCCACCAGTCGGCCTTCTCAAGCCGGGCCATCTGTTTGCGCTCAGTTTCGGCCACCACGGCGGCGGCCACGTTGGGAAAGTCAGGCGTCGGCGTCAGTTTAGCCAGCGCCGACTCCATCGTGCTCACCAGCAGCTCATCGCGCAAGCCGGGCGAGTGAGACGGGCCGCCGCTGTCGGCCACCCACTTCAAGAACATGCTGGAGTCCAGATCGATGCAGTGCGAGTGCAGGCAGCAGTACGCCCGGTTTGCGGGCATGTAGCGGCCCTCTGGGTTGCCATCTGTGTGCTCGGCAGCGTTCGGGCACTGCACGCCAGCCCAGCCCTCTTGGTTCGGGTTTGAGAGCAGTAGCCCGTTGTCTGACAGCCACGCCATCACGTCGTCGCCGCCATCGTCTTGGACCCGCACCGGGGCGTAAACCGACTCGACCGGGCCGGGCGTGACGTTCATGGCCGCGCACAGCTCTTCGAGGGTGTACTCACGGCTTGGGTTGAACTCGACGAGCTTGGCGGCAAAGTTGTCGCGACCGGGCTTGAGGTTGATCGAGCCGGGCAGGCGGAAGTTGCGCACGGCGTTGATCGCACCCTTGTCGGTGTAGCCCGCCTCAGCAATCGCCTTGATGGCGGCGGCGAAGTCGCCCTTGCGCGGCTGCACGCTGAAGGCGTAACCCCACTGGAACGAACCGGGCGAGGTCTCCATGATCCACGTCGGAGGCAGGGGGCAGGTGTTCGGGACCTTCTCCGTGCCCACGTCGTCCAGCACCATCACCAGCACGAACTCGCAGTTGGCGGCGCTGGCGCTGACGTGGCCATCCTTGAAGCGGTCAACGATGAACGAGGCGGTGTTGCCGTACCAAGCACCAGTCTTCATCTTGTGGCTGGGCAAGAACGCGGGCCAAGTGGCCTTGATCGCGCCATCAGCGTGGAGCTGAATCTCGCGACCGACGGGTTTTTGCAACACAACCAAAGCGGTCTCGCCCTCTGCGGCCAGCGAGCATATATAATCCAAAAGCGACTTCATGATGATTCTCCTTTTAGCGCCCGGCTCCCACCGGGCGTTTTCTTTTTTACGAGTAACGGGTGGTGGTGACGCCCTCGGCGGCTAGGGGTAAACCCTCGGCCCAAACAGGCGGGGTGCACATGATCTGGTGCATATGTGCGGCGACTGCCTCGGCTTCGTGGGCCGGGCACTCGACGACGATCTCGTCGTGAACGTGTAGGACCACGCCATCGAGCTGGCGCAGCGAGTGACGCAAAATGTCGTGAGCTGTCGCCTGCGTGACGTTTTCGCAAGCCAGACCGCGCCACAGACGGGCACGGGGCCACTCCTTAGCATCAGCGGCGGGTTTCCAAGCAGCTTTGGTGTATGTCACGTTGCCTTCGGCGTCAAATTTGGCGTTGGGGTAGCACAGAACCCGACCAGAGGGCAAACTGTACCAGAGCGTTTGACCGTCAAACAAGTACACAGTACGTCCTGCGGCGAATTCAAAACCTTTGTTTCGCATCGCCCTCAGATAGGCGGCTTCGAGCTGCTGGCCGTGGGTCTGCGCCCAAGGATTAGCCCTGCGCCAGCCCTCCACGGCCTTGTTTACTTCGGAGGCCGACAGCCGGATGCCGTAGGCCCTGCCGAACACCTCGAACGCGCCTGCGCCACCTAAGAATCCAAGGGCCAGCTCCTGCACCTTGCCGACCTGACGCTGGTCGCCGCTGACCTCTTCATAGGCCACACCGAACGTCGCGGCTGCGTTGACTTTGTACGGGTCAAGGCCCGAGCGGAACACGTCCAGCTTGCCCTCGCCTGCTGGGCAGTTAGACAGCCACGGATGCACGCGGCCCTCGATGGCCGACCAGTCGTAGGCGATCAGGACATGGCCGGGCTTGGCGATCAGCGCGGGCCGGAGCATCCCCTTGAGCACATCTGTAATGCGGCGACCAAATCTTGGTGTGATTGCGTGGCCACGCACCATAGCGTGGCGTACTTCATCAGGCTCTTTGGCGCACTTGCGGGTAAAGTTGTGAACCTGAGCGCCATAGCTCGACGCTCGTCCGGTGGCAGCCCCTCCAGCAAAAACGAAAGCGCCTCGGACTCGGTGATCTTCTTCATCGGCGAGGTTCGACAGCCGCGCAAACTTCGCAACCGAAGACGCCCAGAGGTCGTCTGCGCATTGGATAACGTCTGCAACATGGGGCGGAATCTCATCGGGGTCCTCCATTGCGAGCAGATTGGCCCGCACGGTCTTGTCAATCGAATATTTCTCGCCGTTCCACATCAGCTTCTTGGCCTCGGGGCCGACGCGCTCCAGCACCCACTCGCGCATCTTGGGACTGCGCACGCTGGTGATCTCGCCCTCGGTCACTTCGGACACGATCTGCTGAATCTCCACCGTCTCATCGGCGGCGTACTTGATCGCGGCTTGGCACAGCGGCACGTCCACCAGCACGCCACGGTCGTTGATCTGTTCGTTGACGTGGTAGTCCTTGAGTTCGTCATCGGACAGTGGCCGCAGCGCCTTGCTGACGACACGCATCACACGGACATCCTGTTCGCAGTAGCGCACCATCTCTTCCATGAGCGCGGCGTCCTCGCGGAACTGGCCGTTGGGCTGGGGGATGGACAGCAGCCGGATCAGTTGGCTGCCGCGATGGTCTTTGCGCATGTCAGCGCCAGCAAAGCGACCCACGTCTTCCAGCGAGCCAGGCGCGCAGTTGGCGCGGGCCTGCGCTGCGGTGCAGACGAACTGCTCTAGTTTGAAGTTGATCTGGAGGACATACCAGAAGATCAGGCGCTCAAACGCTGCGTTGTGCGCGTAGATCAATCCTTTATGATTGCGCACAGCGGCTGGGAATTCCTGATGGGGTAACCACGTCTGCACTTCTTCATCATCGAAGGCGTAGGACATACAGAGGACGTCGGTGCTCGCGTCCTGCGCGTAGTTGTAGACACCTTTGGCCTTGAGATCGCACTTGCTGCGGGTCTCGAAATCAATCCAGAGAATCATGTTGCGTTCCTTTTCCAATGCCCTCTGTCACAGGGCATCAGAAAAAGGGCCTACTGACGGAGGTTGTGAATTCTGACCTACACATTTATGTGGCTCTTAGTCAGTAACGGCGTCCACCGTTGCGTATAACGCTTTCACAACCCCCGCTTTCGGCCTCTACTTTTACGCTGCGCGGCGGCGGCGAGCTGGTGCTTCTTCAGCGGCCACTTCTGGCGCTTCGCCGTCCATGCTCATCCACTCCACGATCTCAAAGACCGGGGTGTAGATTTTGCCGTACGACTTGTGCTGATAGGAGTCCTTCTTCAGGCGCACGATGGCCACTGGTTTGGTCTGGTCCTTCTCGACCTGATCAGCCAAGGCCACAGCCAAGGTCTGCACCGCACGCTTACCGCCGACTGACGTCACGGTGTAGCGGGCTTCCAGGCCCTTGTCTTCGCCAGAGACGCATTTCAGCGACATACCGACTTGGCTCTCCCAGCCCTTCTTGGCACCGGGAGGCGCTTCGTCGAGGTCAGGCAGCGGGTTAGCGATGCTCACCATCTTTTCGGCCAACACCTCGCCGTCACCCCAGGCGATGAAGCCGTGGACGAACGACAAAGGATTGACGGCCCAAGTGGAGCCTTCTTCGATCTCGGTCTGCTCTGCACCGAAGACCCAATGACCACCCTTGTCCATCTTGATGATGGCCACGCCAACGTCACCACCAACGGGTTGGAGGTTACGCAGAGCGCTGGTCAGGGCGGGGAGGTTTGCTTTAGAGAATGTTGCGAGTTGCATAGTTTACTTTCACTGGAGTTTAGAAATAGCGGCCCGAAGGTCGCCGAGTTGCAACACTGCTGGGCGGGGGTCATCCTCGCTTGCCAGTGTTGTGCCTGATGACACCGACTTGACGAGATCGTCAGGCAGTGCCAACTTGCGCTTTTTCAGCACCTTCTCCATCTGAGCAGGGCTGCGAATTTCCTCTGGGCTGAAC